CATGGCTGCTTGCGAAGCTGATCCCCGTTGTTTCGGTCAGCTATATACTAAGTGTCGTCGCTCTGGCTACACTAATATATGTTCTAGCATTCTTGTGGACGAAGCTAGTCAAGTTAAAGAGAAGCTGTTGGGCATACAGTCGAAAACTGGTAAAGACGCTCAGGAGAATATTTTTATGAAAAAAGTAGTCTCTATTTTTAGAGGCTACCCATTCTTTTTCAAGCCTATCCAGGACGGTACCACGAACCCTCGTATGGAGCTGGCCTTTCGTGAGCCCTCGAAGCGCATCACGAAAAACAATAAGACTTCTTACAGGGGCGATGCACTAAACACAGTCATTAACTGGAAGAACACTACGAACAATGCATACGACGGAGAGAAGCTACACATGCTGTATCTCGACGAGGCGGGTAAGTGGGAGAAACCTACAGATATACGTGAGGCGTGGCGTATAGAGAGAACATGCCTTATAGTAGGTAAGCGTATCGTAGGTAAGGCGCTAGTTGGAAGCACTGTAAACCCAATGGCTAAAGGCGGGGAGGAATACAGGGGGCTGTGGCAAGACTCCGACCCAAACGAAAGAAATAATAATGGTCGAACAAGATCTGGACTGTACAGAATCTTTATCCCTGCATACGAAGCTCTAGAGGGGTTCTTTGACAGGTATGGTAACGCCGTCATAGAAAACCCTGAAAAAGAAATAGAAGGCATTGATGGAGAGCCAGTAGATCAGGGGAGTCGAGGATATCTAAAGAACGAGCGTCAGTCATTTAAGGACGACCCATCGGAGCTGAACGAAATAATCAGGCAGTTTCCGTTCACCGAAGACGAAGCATTCAGAGACAGCATCGAGGGTAGTCTATTTAACATCGGAAAGATCTATCAGCAGATAGAACATAACGATGGGCTTTATCCTAACCCTGTAGTCAAGGGTAATTTTGTTTGGAGGACAAAAGACGAAGAAGTAGTTTTCTCTCCAGATCCGAACGGTAGGTTTCATGTGGCTTGGCTGCCGCCTGATCACCTCAGAAACAACAAGGCTGACGAACGAGGTAAACGGGTTCCGCCGAATGGTCATATCGGTGTAGGTGGAGTTGACTCCTACGATCTTGACTCTACGGTAGACGGTAGGGGCTCGAAGGGTGCTCTGCACATGTACAATAAATTCAACATGGATGTCCCGCCTAACATGTTTGTTGTGGAGTACGCTTCTCGTCCAGATCTGGCTAGCATCTTCTACGAAGATGTATTAATGTGTGCATTCTTTTACGGGTATCCTCTACTTATAGAAAACAACAAGTATGGGATTGCAAGATACTTTGAATCAAGAGGTTACGACGGTTACTTAATGGATAGGCCAAATCACCTAAAGAATCCAAATGCCTCTTCCAATGTTAGAACAAAAGGCATACCCTCTAACTCACAAGATGTAATACAGTCCCATGCCCAGGCCATTGAAGCTTACATCCACGACCATGTGGGTATCAGGGCAGAAACGGGTGAAATAGGCAAAATGTTGTTTAACAGAACCTTGGAGGATTGGATTGCGTACAAAATAGACAAGAGAACTAAGTTTGACCTTACTATTAGTTCTGGCCTGGCTTTATTAGGAGCCCAAAAACAAAAGCAGAAAAAATTAAAATCAGACTTCAAAAACAAGAAGTTTTTCAGGACATATACCTCAAAAGTCTGGCACTCTTAGTTTTACTATATTTGCATTGAGTTACAATAACTCTAACATTCCGCATGTATAGTAGCAATAAAAAATCTTCCAATTTTCCAGACCCATTATCTCCTTCTGAGGAAAAGCAAGGGAAGAGTTATGGCCTGAATTATGCCAAGGCCATATACAGTCAGTGGGGCAAGATGGATCAGCATAACTCCCCATACGGTAACAAGCGCAAAACCTTTGAAAGAAACAGAAGGTACGCAAACGGTACTCAAGATACGGCTATATATAGATCGCTTCTTACTTCGCTGGACCCTAACAATGGTGATGGCAGTATGCTAAACCTGGATTTCACTCCAGTTCCTATACTGCCTAAATTTGTGAGAATTGTAGTAAACAAAATACTTTCCCTTAACCCATATCCTAACCTAGAGGCTGTTGACCCTCTCTCTTCTTCTGAAAAAGACCTTGAGAAAAAAAAGATAGAGTTTTCGGTCAAGGCAAAGGAGTCTTTAAAGGGCATAAAAAATGGTCTTGGGATTGAAATAAACGGAGATCCAGACCAGGTTCCTGATACGCTTGAGGAGGCTGAAATATTTATGGATTCAAACGTAAAAGTTTCTTCTGAGATAGCTGCTCAAATAGCCACTAATCTTACGCTTGAGTGGAACGACTTCAACGATTCTATTTTTCGTCGTTGTGTTAATGACATGACTATTCTTGGAATGTCTGTAGTCAAGAGGGAAAACGATCCTCAATATGGATTAAAGACTAATTATGTTGATCCCGCAAACTTCATACACAGCTTTACGGAAGATCCAAATTTTGGGGACTTAGTTTACGCTGGAGAAGTAAAGCACATTCCTATTCAAGAGCTAAAGAGAATTGCTGGCGACCAGTTCACGGAGGATCAATATAAATCTATAGCCAAGAAGGCTCAGAAGAAGTACGGATATGACTCTGGTAAAATGTCTCAGTCTTCTTATGACAGATCAAATAACTCTTACTCGTTCGGCTATGATGAATACATGATCGAAATTCTAGACTTTGAGTTCATGGGTGTTGATTGTGAATATTATGAGTCTAAGGAAAGTCGATACGGAAATGTGGGTTTTTACGCAAAAGGAGAAAAATATAAAGCCCCTACTAGCTCAGTGTTTAACAGGGAGGTCATGAAACTAGAGACTTCTTCGGTTTATGGTGGTTGTTATATCCTGGGGACTGATTTCTTGTTTAATTATGGCAAGAAAAACAATATGCCTAGAAACATTCATGATATTTCTAGAACCAACCTTTCATACTCTGTTTGTGCCACTAACTTGCTAGATATGATGCCTAAGTCCATGGTGGATAGCTGTGTGGGCTTTGCAGATCAACTTCAGCTTACCCATCTTAAAATTCAGCAGGCCGTAGCTAAAGCTAAGCCTGACGGTATCATCATAGACATTGAGGGGTTAGAAAATGTACAGCTTGGAAAAGGAGGAGAGCTCCAGCCCTTGGATCTCCACGATATCTACGAGCAGACGGGCGTCTTTTATTACAGGAGTAAAAACCCAGAAGGAGGGTTTCAGAATCCTCCGATTAGAGAGATAGGGAATAGCATTCGTAATATTAATGAGTTGATAGGTCTATATAATCATTACTTAAGAATGATTAGGGATGCAACTGGCATAAACGAGGTAATGGATGCGTCTACCCCTAAATCAGATTCTTTGGTAGGTGTAAGACAACAAGCATTGGCCGCTGCAAACAATGCAATTTATGATATTACAAACTCTTCTATGATTCTTTATAAGAAGGTTTGCTCTGACGTTGTAAAATGCATTCAGGTTATTCACCCAGACGCCGTTCTTTACAAAATATATGAAAATGCTATAGGCAAAGAAAACATGAAAGTCCTTAGCTCTTTCAGGAACCTTGCTATGTACAACTTCGGGGTCAAGGTTGTTAAAGATATGGAGGAGGCAGAGCGCCAGTACCTTGAGCAAAATATTCAGGTAGCTCTTGGACAGAAAGAGATAGACCTTGAGGATGCGATTGCCGTAAGACAATTAAAAGATTTGAGTCAGGCGGAACGACTTTTGATCGTTCGAAGGAAAAAGAGAATAGCGCAGAATCAACAGATGGCAATGCAAAACTCTCAACAACAGTCTCAGGTACAGCAGCAGTCTGCTCAGGCCGCCTCTCAAGCTAGGCAGCAGGAGATGCAGATGGAGGCTCAGATCAGGGCTCAGGAGATGCAGCTTAAGGCTCAACTAGATTCTCAATTAGAAGAAGTGAAACACGGATTCAGAAAAGAGATAGAGCTTATAAAAGCTCAGGCAACGTTAGGCTTTAAAGAAACTGATGAGAATTTTAAGGAAAAGCTTGAGGTCCTAAAAGAAGATAGAAAGGATGAAAGGGTAAAAAAACAAGCCGAGGAACAAAGCAAGCTTATATCTCAGCGCAAATCTGAAGATTTTCAACCCTCAGCTTAATATTTGAAAGATGGACAACATAATAAACCTGGACAGGTCTCAAAGGCTTGATATTATTTGCAGGAAGGGTGATACATTTACTTTGAATCTTGAGCTAAAAGATGACCAGGGAGTTCCTATTGACTTAACTGGCAATCCGTTTGATATTTACAGTTTTCTTATGGAGGTAAGACTCAGTGATACTTCTAGTACTGTAGTTCTAACCCCCACCCCAAACATTGCTAAAAAAATAGACGGCCTCGTAACTTTTAGTGTTCCAGCTTCTGGAATGGTGGTAAATGCTGGTCTTTATGTTTACGATATTCAGCAAACCAGAACAGACACAGTGTCTGGAAACCCTAGCCCTCAAGAGCTCTCTGTTGAGACTTTGCTCTTCGGAACATTTAAGATTAACGAAGACGTAACCGTTTGATATGGCAACTAAGATAAAGATTACCGTATCCAAAGGTCCTCAGGGCGAGCAAGGGCCACGGGGGTTTCAGGGAGCCAATGGAGAGAGAGGGGCTACAGGCGCTACAGGGCCACAGGGCCCTCAAGGAGATACTGGGCCACAGGGCCCTCAAGGAGATACTGGGCCACAGGGATCTACTGGGCCGCAAGGCCCCACGGGCCCACAGGGTTCTGATGCCAACGTTTCTTCCTCTAGTATTTTTGATCTTTCCGACACAGAGCAATCTGGAGGCTCTGTAGCTGCTGGGTCTATCTTGTCGTTTATAAATGGGAGGTTTACAAATACCGCTCCTGCTTCCCCGCCGCCCAACAACACAGACTCTTTAACGGAGGGTAGTACAAATCTGTATTATACAGAGGCTCGCGTGTCGGCTAATACAAATGTGGCGGCTAATACCCTTAAGGTTTCATTTCCAGGATTCGGCACCACTTCTGGCACATCACTGGAGGGCAACACACCTTTGCTACAGTTAGGCACTACAGGCACAACCGCGCTGGCTGGAGACACTACTACAATTTCAACAGCGCAGGCTAATGCTATAACAGCTAACACAGCAAAAAATACTTACCCAAGCGCAGACGCTTCTAAGCTTGCGGGTATCGAAGCTGGAGCCGATGTAACGGACGCAACCAACGTAGCATCCGCAGGCGCGTTGATGGCATCAAGCCCACAGCTTGACGGCAATCTTGATGTAAACGGAAATGAAATCGTAAGTACTTCAAACGGACACATCGTTTTAGATCCGAACGGGACTGGAGAAGTTCGGCTGGATAAGACAACGGATGACGCTATCCTGCAGCTAAACCATAAAACTAACGGCAACAATTCAAGGTTAGAGCTTACGGAAGGAAACGGAACCTTTGGGGCTTTTTTGAATTACGACAGCAGTAATTTTCACATTGGCTCTATAGATGGTAGTTCAGATATCGATTCAATAGAAATTAAACGCGCGGGCAATGTAATTTTTTCTAAGTCGGTAAAATTTGCAAGCCCTGCTATTTTTGAAATGACCGTAGACAATGATGCTACTAATTTTCCGATTGAGCTAAAGGATGAAAACTCGCAAAATCAAGTTTTTTATTTAAAGAACAGCGGTGTATCTGACACGGTTGATATGTACCTCAAAGGAGATTCCCAAATAACTGGGAACCTAGAGGTTCAAGGAAATATTATTAGCACCTCCAATGCGAACGTAAAAATAAATCCCAACGGCACGGGCTGCGTTGAGATTATGGGGGATGGAACTTCTAATGGAACGACAGGAGCAATACAATTAAATTGCTCAGTCAACTCCCACGGCGTAAAGATTCAGAGCCCTGCGCACTCAGCAGGGGCAACATATACATTAACTCTTCCTGACTCAGCGGGTAGCGCAAACCAAGTATTAAAAACAGATGGTAGCGGGGCTCTAGATTGGGTAAATCAGAGTGGCGGCGTAACGAGCGTAACAGCAGGGGTGGGTTTAAATGGAGGTGCGATTACTTCTACGGGTACAATCGACCTGGCAGACACTGCAGTTACAGCGGGTAGTTACACCTCAGCGGATATTACCGTGGATGCGCAAGGTCGTATTACTTCCGCTTCTAACGGAACTGGCGGGGGCGGAGGTGGCGGAGGCATATCAAATGTAGTTGAAGACACAACTCCACAACTTGGTGGTGATTTAGATACAAACGCAAAAAACATCGTTTTCGCAAAAACGTCAGCGACTGATCACAGCAGTAATGGAGATATAGTAAAGATTGGAACTGGCACAACAACCCAAGGGGAGCTTTGTTACTATACTTCAAGTGGCACCTGGGTTGCAGCGGATGCAGACGCTACAGGCACGGCTGGTGGAGTCCTTTTGGCTATAGCTCTAGGTACTGACCCTGATGTAGATGGGATGTTGCTTCGTGGCATGTACACACTCGATCACGACCCAGGGACTGTTGGGGATGAGTTATATGTCTCCACTACGGCTGGAGATATTACAGCTACGGCACCATCTGGCACAGGAGATATTGTAAGAGTAGTTGGGTATTGCCTTGACAGCGCTAACGGACAGATTTGGTTTAATCCTTCTAATGACTTCATCGAACTTGCATAATGCCCGACATCAGCAAAAGAAACGGTATTGAAATGGCAGATATCGCAAAAATCAATGAACAAGACGTTCCTTCAGGTGGCGGTGGGGCTTCTGAGCCAACTTCAGGAATAATCTCTATTGGAGGCGGCTCCAGTTCAAATAACATCCTCGCTCACACCCCTGTTCAAAGGGTTTTCCAAACCGTTGAGTTTCATTCTAGCGTATCCTCACCTCCAGGTGCTTCTGATATCGCAAAAATAAAAGGGGGTAGATCCTTACTGGGCATGTTGGATAACTCTGGGAATTTGTTTCTTATTGGCCCAGGGGGTCATTCCAATGTTGGTCAAAACTTCGTTTACGGAGGGAAAAGACGGCAGTTTGGTCTTGCGTTAACTTCAGTCGCTGAATTTAGCTGTGGTGATAACCACACCTTGGCTGTAAAAACAGATGGAACACTTTGGGGTGTGGGGACAGGCGGTGACGGGCAGTTTGGGGATGGAACGTCCAATCGGTACACCAATTTTAGTCAGATTGGGACTGACACGGATTGGTCAAAAGTCTCTTGCGGGGAAGATTACAGTCTTGCGATAAAAACTACAGGCGCTTTATATAGCGCTGGTAAAAATCAAGACGGAAGAACAGGCCAAGGGACCACCAGCGGTGACACTACGTCTTGGACTCAAATAGGAACTGATACCGATTGGACTCAAATATCCGCAGGTCAGAGAACTTCTGCTACCATAAAGGGAGGCACTTTAGTTACATGGGGAGACGACACCAATAATTGCCTTGGTCTTTCTAGCTCTGGCGATCAGAGCTCTCCTGGTACAGCGAACTCTGACACAGACTGGCAAAGCGTTCATGTGGGCGCTAATTACATCAAGGCCATAAAAACCACTGATGGTCATCACTACCATTGCGGATCGGGCGGTTCATTTGGCGGGGGTACACGCGGTGATGGCTCTACAAGCAGCACTAGCAGCTTTACAAGAATAGGGTCGGATACAGGTTGGACTGAATTTCTTGAGCTTAAATACACTAGCTTTACCTATTACGCAGCTGGTAAAAAAAGTGGAAGCTGGTATGTATGCGGCAGATACGACGGCGTACCATACATAAGAGTAAACGGCGTTTCAACGACTTCTAATACAACAACTTTCGTACAATTAACCAGTCCCTCTCCTTCAATTATTGGTTTAGCGAACCCTGAGTCTGGTCGCCCCGAATTTATATACGTAGTTTAATATGGCAGAATACACAGTTATAATTACAGGCGAAGATGATCTGAGCCAGTCTTGGACAGACTCTAGGGCTCCTAACTTTTCATGGAGATTTAGGGAGGAAGAATTAAGTGACTGCGTTCAGGTTGGTGAAGGTCAGTGGCAGGCCACCTATGAAAGCATGGAGTTGTCTTCTCCTAAAACATACACCTACCTGGATATGGTGAATGGGGGAGAGGTTACTTATACGTTGCCCGCTGGTGAATACGGGGTAAAACCTTAACCTTCTTGTTTTTATTATCTTTGTGGTATGGCCGTAATAGTGGAAGATACCATAGAGATTGTAGTTTCCAACCCCCAGTTAAACAACACTGTAACCGTTACAAACCCAGCCTCTAAGAACACTATAAATGTTTCTCAGGGTTATACGGCATCTGTTGGAATACCTGGTCAGGGGGGTAGCGGAACCGTAACCCAGATCATAGCCGCTGATGGTTTGACGGGCGGCGTCATCACCACTTCTGGGACAATCGGGCTCGAAGACACAGATGTTGATCCAGGTTCCTACACTTTGGCTAACATTACTGTTGATTCTAAGGGAAGGATTACCAGCGCGTCTAATGGTAGTGGCACTGGAGGCACTGACGTAACTACCGATCAGGTCATAAACATCACTAATAACGACGCTGCATTTAGCCACATGACTACCCCGATAGCTTCTGGGACGTCACTTCAATCGATATTAATAGATATGCTTCAAAAGTATACTCTATCCACGATATCCCTTAACGCTTTAAATGTCTCCTTTGAAGATGAAAATGGCTCTTACCCAGATCCATCCTTAAACGCTTCTAACATTATAACTAGAGAAGTAGGGGGAGGCGTCAGGGTTTTTGGTTTTCAACAAAGCCTATCTGATGACACTTCCGTTCAGGACAACTCTGTTTCTTTCTTTCAGAATGGCACGTTGGTAGAAGGGGGATTTAGCGATGTCGCTGCTTTTGGTACGCTTTCTCAGTTTATAGATCTCTCGCCTGGCGTTTCAACAAACGTCTTCAACTTAACCGCTATAGATGACGGAGGGGAATCTAACGAGACTATATCGTCCAACAACAAGACCATTAGATTTAGGTTTAAGGTTAAGGTAGGCGCTAGTCCTCTTGAGGTTTCTGATAGTAATTTCCAGAGCGTTTACGACAACCTCTCAACTATACATGATGAGCTACAGCTAGAAACAACCATATTTACAACGTGTAACCCTGACACCAACAATGCTAGCAACTTTACCTACATTGTTTACCCAACCAGCTTTGGATCGGTCATTAACGGACAGTATGTTGGTGTTACTGAGGTTTTGCAGGGGGCTCAACCAGTAACTGGAGCTTTCACTGATCATGGACCTTTCGTAGTAACCAACAGCTTTGGCGCCCAGATAGAATATAATTTTTTTAGAACTAATGATCCTGGGGCTTTTGCCGATGGTGTCGTCTTAACTATAAACTTCTGATGCCAGTTTTTTTTCCAGAAGCGGTAGCTCACAATAACCCAAGCAGGCCCATCCTAGACGCCACTAATAGGCAGATCAAAGGATTCGGTCTATTTGAGTCAAAGGCGAATAGAGACACCCTGGATGCGTCTATCAGGACTGGTGGGTTTTTGGCCGTCACCCAAGAGAACTCCAGCTACAAGGCGTTTATATTTACTGGCTCTACTTGGGATGACTCTGGTTCATGGACTGAATTAGGAACCCAGCCTGGGGGAAACAAGTTTGCCGTTTTAGCTAAGCTTAGCGACGTAGACTTTGATTACGACTGGACAGAAACCCCTCAGTTTGAGTCTGTGTCTATGGTCAAGAGTAGCAATTCTACCTTCCCCTCTATAAATCTTTTTAGATCCAGGGGCTCTGATAGCCTGCTTACTCCAACCCAATCTGGGGACGTTATAGCTCAGATCGCTTTTTTTGGGGCGGACACAGGAGGGAACCAAGCCACTGCTGGAAAAATGGTTTTCACTCAAGTTGATTCTGCTGGAAGCGGCCCAGGAGTGTCTACTAAGATGGAGCTTTTTGTTGGTAATAACAGCGGAGACGTAGCCGCACTTACATTAAATGAAGAAAGGGTTGTATCTATATCAAGACAGTCTACGCCTCCCACACCAGTGCTTGGAGGTATATACGCTAGCAGCAATAACGAATTGTTTTTTGGTGTAGATAATTAATTGTATATTTGCTTAAAACAACAGAGATATGAGTGCTACTTGGAGAAAAGTATTAACTGACGCTGACTTAGCCCCGAACACGGGGGATGTAGGTGCCTCGGTCGCAAACGGCCAAGAGGGTCTTGTGACTGGGAATAGCGTATTTGATTATATCGCTGCTCAAAACTTTGGCTCTGGAGCGGGCGATATTCAATCCGTAAATCAAGGTAATGGAATTGAAACTTCTGCTACCGCTGGCGGAACCGCAGGAAACATAGGTAGTGGGGATGCTTTCATCAGGGTAAAGGCAGCCGCAAACGGAGGGATTGATGTTGCGTCTGGTGGTGTTGGTCTTGCTTCAACGTTAGCGGGAGATGGTCTTGCTCTTTCAAGCGGGATAATGACCGTAGACTTAGCTACTGGCTCTGGACTTGAGTTTAATTCTTCTAAGCTCGCTGCTAAGTTAGATGCAAATACGCTTCATGTTGACAACTCCTCAGGGGGCATCGACATTAAAAACGGAGGTGTTCAGTTGGTTCACTTGGACCCAGATATGGTCTTCACTACCGTAGACTCGTCAAATACTTCTCTGTCATTTACCGATGACACGAAAATTCTTACCGCCTCTGCGATTAACGACAACTTCCCTAATGTAACAACAGCAGTCGGGGCAGAGACCTATGTCACTATGGGGGCAAACCAGGTGTTGTCTGTCAATGAGATTGACATCAGCGCCAACACAAATTTAGACACTGCTGCTGCCACTGCCGCTCAGGGTAATGTTGTTATTAGTCTTACTAACAGTACTCTTTCCGCAAACGCAGTAAACTTAGGTACTGACGACGCTGTTAGTTTTGCTGGAGTCACTTCTACTGCTCAGCTTAGTGTTACTGCTGGTGGCGCTGCGATCACTGGTAGCACAGCGATAAATGGTAATTTAAGCGTCCAGGGTAACTTTAGTGTAACTGGAACTACTACAACTGTAAACTCAGAGACCGTAACGATTAAGGATCACGTAGTCACTCTTGCCACTCAGGATACTACCCCTTCGGTAACTGACGCCACCGAGTCTGGGCTCGATGTATTTACTTCTTCTACAGAAGCTTATAGACCAAGGTTTGCATGGAGGCATGGTCAGGTTTCTGAGCTTACTGGATGGCAGATAAAAAATCATAACGGTTCCGCATCAAGCACTACAGATGGCCTTGTGGACATTGCTGTTATAGACTTTAATGCAGGCTCTCCTACAAGTGGCGCTCAATCTACAGATACATCTGCTGGGGTTGGAGCTTTCTGGTTTGATTCAGGTACAAAAGATCTTTACTTAAGAGTGTCATAATGGGGCTTCTAGGAAAACAATCCAACGAACATAGCGTATCTACAGACACCCTCTCTAAGCAGGAGTTAAATTACTTGCTCGTTTTGCTTTCTGAGTCTACTTTTGAGGGAAAGGATGTACTTTTGCTTAGTAACGTGGTTAACAAGTTAAACAATCAGCTTGAGGCTAAGTAGTTTAATTTTAAAATTTAATTCATTATGAAACTTGACATTCAAGAAGTTTACTTCCTGAGCCAATGTGCTAGTAACGCTACAATTAAAGCGTCTGACGCTGAAATAGTATATAAGGCAATACAAAAGCTCGAAAAAGAGTTGTCTAGATTGGAGAAGTTAGAAGCAAGCAAAGATTAATGAATGGCTTCATGGAAAAAAGTAGTATTAGAGGGGGACATCACTGCGACAGCCCCTGTATCGGTATCGTCTAGTGCGCTATCTCTTTCTGTATCTGGCTTAAGTGATGCAGGAACGCCCGCTGGTACTGATAAGGTGCTGCTATGGAATGGATCTGTATGGGAAACAGTTGACGCTTCTGAGTTTTTGGGGGGTTCTGGTTCCATAACCATCAACAACAACTCCGACAACAATCTTTTAACAGCTTCGGGGACTTCTAATACCCTGAATGGTGAGAGCAATCTTACTTACTCAACAGACTTACGTATAAACTCTGGGTCTATTATATTAGGCACTAACAATAATTTCTTAAAGGGAATATCAGGAACCAGCATCAGAAACCTTATAGGTTACAATTCTTCTGATGATGTTATAGTTGGAGGAGACGTAAACTCCAATGTTAGCCTTGTAGGTAAAGCAAAGGCAGATTACGGTATAGAAAAAATTCTTACTAGCACTAGCGGGATCTCTAACGCTGGAGATTTTGGAATAGGCGCCGAGATTATAAGGTATGGGAGTACAGCGACGGCTGCTGGCAGGCTATATTACTTGAATACAAGCGGTAGTTGGTCTGGCGCTGACAATAGCCAATCGAGTTCTGCTACCCCACTTTTAGCTGTGGCGGCTGGGAATAATTCTGGCACTGCGGGAATGATAATCAGGGGTATGTTAAAGCCAGCAAGCATATTGAACTCGCCTTCAATAGGAGAGCATGTGTATTTAGGAACTGGCGGTCAATTTGATGCAAATGCTCCGACTTCATCTGGAAGCGTAAAAAGGGCTCTCGGCCATCTCGTCACGAGTGGCATTATATACTTCAACCCCTCTGTAGACTTTACGGACGTATAATTTTGTTTTTATTACCTTTGCCGTATGGCATTGACTAAAAGCGAAAAAGCAAAACTTAAGAGGTATGGTCTTTCTGGCTTAAGCAAGCCTAAGAGAACATCGGGCGGCAAGAAGTCGCACGTAGTTGCTGTTCGCGTAAACGGCAAAGTCAAGATTATTCGCTTTGGTCAAAAGGGAGCCAGCACAGCTGGTAAGCCTAAGAAGGGGGAGAGCGCTCGCATGAAGGCGAAGCGCAAGTCCTTCAAAGCCAGACATAGAAAAAATATTGCTAAAGGACCCAGCAGCGCTGCTTACTGGGCAAATAAGGTTAAGTGGTAATGAAAGCTATCAAATACAACAAGGGCGGTAAGGTCCCCAAACTAACTATTTTAAATAAGTCTGTTATGGTGGACCCCCCGAAGGGTTTTCACTGGATGGAGGAACAAGGTAGATACTATCTAATGAAGGGTGATTATAAGCCTCACCCAGGAGCAGTAAAGCAGGCCAAGTTCAAGCAGGCCAACCACCCAAAATCATGAAGGCGAAGAAGAAGTTTAACGCCAAGTATACCCGTGGCAGCTCTAACGTAGGCAAGAGAAAAAAACTTATGGCTGAGATCGCCGCTATCTATAAGAAGCATAGAGGCACTAAGTCAAAGAGAAAGAAGAAAGGATTCCCACCCGCTGTGGCTGCCCGACTCAAGAAGCTCATGGCACAAAGAGATAAGATATGAAACTCAAAAAGGCATCAGACGAGCAAGTCGGATTAAAAAAACTTCCAGAAGAGGTGAGAAACAAAATGGGCTACATGGAAGACGGTGGCGTGTTGAAGTATAGGAAAGGGGGGAGCGTCAAGAAGAAGAAAAAGAAAAAGAAAGGTGGAGGTATGGCTGGGTTGTCTGCGGCACAGAAAGAAGTGTACCGTAGAGGCTTGGCTGCATATATGTCTTCTGGTAATAGACCGAAGGTGTCTCAACACGCCTGGGCTATGGCTAGGGTGAAGAGCGAGTTTGGTAGAAAGGAAGCCGCTAAGATCCGCGCCAAGAAAGGCAAGAAAAAATAGTTTATATATTTGCATTCAATTAAGTAAAAATGGAAGAAAACACACAACCCGTAGAGGTTGCGGAGCAAGAGGCTCCCGTCTCTACACCCGAACCGTCATTTAGCTTTGTCTCTGATGAAGAGGTGGCGGCTATGCAACAACCTCAGGCTCCAGCCGTAGAAGAACAGCCTACGGTAGATAATGCCCCAGAGGTACAACAAGAAATTACTGATGAGTCTCAACCCGATCAAGCAGAGACTCAACCAGAATACCAACCAGAAGAAATAGAAGGAGCAGTCTTTAACTTCCTTAGCGAAAGGCTTGGAAGGGACATAAATTCCTTTGATGATCTTACGGTTCAACAGCAGGAGCAAAGAGAGCTTGATCAACGTATTTCTGTAATCGCTGACTTCGTAGAGAAGACAGGTCGCGACCCTCGCGACTGGTTTGTTTATCAGTCTATGAACCCCTCCGAAATGGATGACGTGACTGCTATTCAGGTTCAGATGAGCACAGAATACCCTAACCTTTCTTCACAAGAGGTTAACACGTTGATTTCAGGTAAATACAAAATTGACCCCGATCTGCACTCAGAAGAAGAGGTTCAACTTTCGCGCCTGCAAATGAAGATCGATGCGGAGAATGCTAGAAGAGGTATTGATGATATGCGATCGCAGTATCAAGCCCCTTTGCAAGAGCAATCACAGCAGGATTCTTTAATTGATGATGATTGGATTTCAAACATGCAAAAAGACCTATCCGAAATGGATGGGATTGAGTTCGATCTCGGAAACGGGAACAACTTTACGTTTGGCATGGATTCAAACTACAAGAATCAATTATCTGAGAAAAACACTCGCCTTGACGAGTTTTTTGACCCTTACGTGCGTGAGGATGGTAGTTGGGATTATGATATGCTGAATATGCACAGAACCGTTATCGACAACGTAGACAAAATCGTTCAGTCTGTTTACAGGCAGGGGATGGCGGATGCTCAGAGATCGGTAGTGCAGAATGCAGCTAACGCAACACCCACCTCTCCTAATCAAGGAAGCGCACCAAGCGGACCCGATCCTTTGACCCAGCAATTAAAAGAAGCGCTAGGAGTCAGCAAAGGAGGGTTCGGATTTATCTAAACTTTTAAAAAGAAAACAAAATGTCTACATTTCAATTTGGAGGCGGCGCTAACGGAACCAACGTAGCTGATGCTACAGGTTTGAGCGGTAGTGGCCTCCAGGCAACGCCACAGAACTACACTTCTTTGGCGACTTTGATTGATCCTACGAAGCCCGACGTAAGAGATCTTTATGTACAAACTTATGGTGATCAGGGCATCACTGGTTTCTTGGAGCTCACGGGCGCCAAGAAGAACGCAGGTACCTCCGACGAGGTTGAGTGGTACGAAGAAGGACGTCTGCACAAGACGGTAACTGGTCAGTATGACGAAGGCGATAACAAGATCTACCTTACTCCTAGTAACGTTGATGGTGGAGGTGTTGCATCTCCATGTAGAGTCAATGACGTGCTTTTGTCCCCAGCGGGGCATAGACTTTTGGTGACTGCTATCACGGAAGATGCCGACGGCGCTACCACTGACAACCGCAAGGCTTTGGTTGTTACCGACTTGGGTAAGACAGACGCAGCAACTGACGAAGGTACTCCTGGTGCAACTGGTACTTTTGCTGCTGTTACCTTTGCGATCATTGGTAATATGCATGCTCAAGGCACAGAGCAACCAACAGCTTTCTATCAGACTGGCTTGATCAAGCGCTCGAACCCATACATCATCGTTAAGGAGATGTACGAAGTAAACGGTTCTCAAGCTACCAACATTGGTTGGTTGAACGTGAACGGTCAATACATGTGGTACCTGAAGAACGAGATGGATGCTCGTAAGCGCTTCATGAACGAAAGAGAGATGATGTTGTTGTACTCTGAGGCTAACAGCGGTTCTTCCGTTACTGTAGGCTCTGGCAGCATTGTTCCTTCTGAAGGTTACTTCGAGGCTGTTGAGAAGAGAGGTATCACCGTTTCTGGATCTCCAGCAAACTTTAATGGTGATTTCGATAACATCATCCTTGAGCTCGACAAAGAAGGTGCACCTAACGAGTACGCTATGTACCTGAACAGAGAGCAGTCTTTGAAGATTGACGACTTGTTGGCTAAAGGCCCAGTAGCTGGAAACTCTGTTACTGGAGGTCTTGCTTCTCAGTTTGGTGCGTTTAACAACTCTCAGGACTTGGCTGTTAGCCTTGGATTTAAGTCGTTTACTCGTGGTGGTTACACTTTCCACAAGCACGACTGGAAGTTGTTGAATGACCCAACTTTGGGTGCTATCGGCGGACCCACTGGAGCTATGATTCCAATGTCTCAGGTGGCTGACGCTAACACTGGCGTTAAGTCTCCAGCCTTGGAGATGAACTACAAGGCTGCTGGCAACTACTCTCGTGAGATGGAGCACTGGGTAGAAGGTGGTGGTGTCCTCGGACACGTAACTAGCGGTAAGGATACTGTTAAGTTTAACTACCGTTCTGAGTGCAACCTCGTAACTCGCGCTGCTAACCAGCACGTATTGTTGCAGGGATAATACATATAGGTAATCGAGAGGGGGAATACGCCCCCTCTCTTTTACTTCTCTTAAATTTCAATTTTATTTTACTATGACTACAAGCACAAAGCGGGCTCCTGGGCGCCCCAAAAAAACCCAGCAAAAGCAGAAGATCCGCAGATCCGAAAAGACAAACAGCATTAGTCATTTCAAGGCCGTTAGGTCTAAGGCTGTTCTAATGTTAATGCAAAGCGGAATCACAGTCTTTGATAAGGAGTCTGGAAAGGTTAGAGAAATCAGATACTGTGAAAACGAGAATTCCATCTTTAGGGATGAGCAAGCTGAACACTCAGTAAAGAGTCCAGTCATATTCACTATGGGTAACCTCTTGGTTGGTCCAGAAAAGCCAAACCTTCTTGCTTATTTGAATGCGCACCCAGAAAACAAAGCAAATGGAGGTGGGACTTTCTACATGGTAGATACTGCTAAGAAAGTTGAGAAAGATCTAGATACGGAGTTCTTAGTAAACGACGCGATTAACATGCTGCGAACAAAAGAGTTAGATGAACTTCTCGCAGTTGCTTTAGCTTACGGCATGGACGTCAATCGCCCGACATCTGAGATCAAGCATGATCTCTTGCAAAAAGCCAAGAAATCTCCTAAGACTTTCATTGAGTCGTTCGACAACCCCGTCGTAACCATGAAGTCTAAGATCCGCCAGGCTATCTCTTATCAGATTCTCAAGGCTGATCGAGATGCTGTTAAGTGGTTCGACACAAACAAGATTATTATATCGGTCCCAGCGGGCCAAGACCCAGTTGACGTTTTCGTGCGTTACTGCATGACAGAGGCTGCCGCTCCTGTCGTTGCTGAAATCGAACGTCAGCTCGGCTGATTCTATATATATACCACTGGGAAAGCCTCCGCAAGGGGGCTTTTTCTTTTTCGTATATTTGCTTCATGGCAAAGACATTCGGAGCTAGTATATCTTTAGTGCATGACACGCTTCAGGACCTCGCTAATAAAGACCAGCAGGGGTTCGTTTCTGAAGCGGAGTTCAACAACTTTGCACAGATTGCTCAGCTAAACATATTTAATTCGCTTTTTGACAAGCTAAAGGATGCCAAAAGGCTGTCTCGCGCGGGCTTTAACCCAACTAGGGACAAGTCTAAGCTGAAAAGAATACAAGAAGACCTGTCTGCCTTTTCTACCAAGAAAGAGATAGAGAAGTCTAATGAGGTCTTTGATTTAGGTGCCTTGGTGGGTAATGGAGCAGCTGACCCGATGTCTAGGATTATTAGCATCACAACTGCTGGAAGCGTTATCCTTGATCGGTCTACCAAGAAGCCCATTGAAATTTGCTACGACGAAGAGAAGATTGAAAGAATACTCATAAGCAATCTTAGCGCCCCAACAGAAGACTTTCCTATCGCCCTTATATCAGACAACATACAGGTCTTCCCAACCAGTATAAACTTGATTGAGGTTAGGTACTACAAGTATCCAGAAAGTAGAAACAGCGACGGTTCCAGAACCGTAGGACCGCCTCTGTATTCCTCTTCATCTGCCCCTAGAGATTTCGAACTTCCAGAGCACTACACTTCGGATTTGATTTATGAAATCGCAAGGCTCGTTGGGATCAATTTAAGAGACAACAGCATACTTACATATTCTAGTCAGGAAATGGCGACTAAGAAACAAGAAGAGACATTCTAATGGCTAGGAATACAGTACCACTTAATCAGATTATTAATGATTTTATCATTACTCTCGCTGATGACGATTTTGCGGGGACCGCTTCTGATACTCAGTTGAGGACTCATGCCCTTAGGGGTATTAGGGAGATTGGGTTTGATATGTCCAATAAGGTGAGATCGTTAAAGCTTACCGTAAATAAGTCCAACAATACTGTCGAGCTTCCTGACGACTATGTGGGTATAAACAAGATTGGCGTAGTTGGGGATGATGGTATAGTTTACGTCTTGGGCGAAAACAAAAACATCAATTACTCTCAGGCTTATAGCGATGCAGATGGAAAGGTCACTGATTCTTCGAATGCTAACGATAGAGACGGGGATGGAGTATTAGATAGGATTGACGATAAATCCGCCACTAATAGTGGAAGTCCTTCTTCAAGTGATGAAATCTCCCAAGGGTTCAACTCATATATCTTCAGGAATTACGTATATGGGTCATCAAGCGCTTTGTATGGCGTTGGTGGGGGTCATTTGTATGGAAATTACAGATTGAACTTAGACCAAAACAGGATAGAGCTTGAAATGAATCAAAGTATTGACGAGATTGTCATGGAGTACATTGCCGATGAGGGTAGGTCTAAAAACCCTTCTGTCAGTGTTTATGCACAAGAGGCTCTCATGGCATACATGTACTACAAGATCATTGAGCGCAAAGCTTCTGTGCCAGCAAATGAAAAGGCGAGAGCAAGAACAGAATACTACAACGAAAGAAGAAAGGCAAACGCACGAATTAAGTCCTTCTCAAAGGAAGAGGCGTTGAAGACAATCAGAAAGAACTTTAAGCAATCTCCTAAGTTCTAATGGCTATTGATAAAATCAAACTTAGATCTCTCGCGAAAGACAAAGATGAGAGGTTTTTTGCTGAAGGCGATATGCTGGACGCGAAGAACATCACTGTGTCTACTAGTGAGGAGACGTCTGGAGGTGTTGTGAAAAATACCAAAGGAACCGTCCCTGGATCTGCTGCAACTACGAGCGATCAAATACCGAACCAAAGAGCCAGGGTAATAGGCAGTGTCTCTGACGACGCTAACGGAAAGGTTTACTTCTTTGTTTGGTCTACTAGCAGTTCTGTTCATGGAGTCTATGAGTACGATGTTTCAAACGACAGCTATAAGGTTCTCATAAGATCTACGGTGTTAGACTTTGACGAATATGGATTTGTTAAGGCTGATATTGTAAGTGGACACTTCAGGAGAGAGGAGTCTTTAGAGACTATGATATATTTTACTGACGGTAAGAACAATCCAAGAAAAATAAATGTACAGCAGGCTTTAGAGCACAGATTTCAGGGTTTTTCCAATCAAGAAATAGAGCACTCTTTAGCTGTCGTAAAAGCGCCTAGCCTTTTACCTCCTACCGTAGAATTAAAAACAGACACAAGCAGAAAGACTAACAACCTATACGGAACCGTCTTCCAGTTTGCCGTACAGTATGTGTACACCAACGGAGAGAAGTCTGCTCTATCTCCTCATTCGGAGGTCGTTTACCCTAAGTATATGTCTCTTCAGGGCATAGAGTCCCAAGACGCAAATTTATTGGGGTCTGCAACTGAAGAAAACAAAGCTGAAATAAATACTAGATGGGTCAATCAGCCCTCTACCGTTTCGTACAACAAGGCAGACGTTAAAGAAATTGTAATTCTCGCTAGAACGGTAAACACAAACCCTTTCTTCGTTGTAGACACCTTTGATCCAAACCAAGACCTAGTAAAGAACGGTTCTACTGTTTACGGCTCCGCCAGCGGTATATACTCATTCTATAACGATGGTCTGTATCTTTACGAAAGCAGTTCTGTAACTGACAGGGTGTTTGATGACGTCCCCCACAAGGCTGTCGGGCAGTCTGTTTCTGGTGGTAGGCTTATGTATTCAAGCCCTACTTCTGGTTATGAGAACACTAACGTACAAGGGACTCTTGCGGTCAACTATGAGGAAACACCCTCTGGAGTGTTTGTTTCTGACTCTGAATCAAACCCAAGTATAACTCACGGAAACACTGCGTTGACGACTAACATTTACGACGGGTCTTTTGAGCTTGATGTTTCTTCCGTTCCACCCACTGTAACGGCTAAATCAAGGCTTTCTGTTTCTTTTACCTATAAGCCAACAGGTTTTAAGCAGTACGGTTTTTATGGCTCAAGCGGAATCGGAGGTGTTGACGTAGACAACTCTATTCTAGACCTTTCGTTTACCAAGGCTGACGGAACATCTATCACTTTAAGTGGTGGAAAGGCTGATGACAGCGCAGGCAGCGATTTTCTTGGCTCTTTAAGTATGTCGGTGCTGGACGGTAATGACGGTGCCAACGTAAACTCTAAGGTTTTTTCTGCGTCTGTAGTTATAGATGAGGAGACGACTAGAGCTTTTGCTTGCGGTAAGCTGGTTCAAGCTCTTGAGGATGAAATAGCCACATACACTTACAGTATACCCAAAACGCTTGGGAACGCTCCTATTCTCTGGCAGCTAAAGGACTCTTCCAACGCTAAATACCCCCTTTATATGAGGAGGGTTAAGTTTGATTTAAACTTTGATTGCGCTTTCCTCTCCTCAAGCGACACAATTAAATGCATCCCAAGGGTTGGAAATTGGGATCTGCCAGTTGGTTCAAATGCTTTTACCTCGTCTGGCCCGATTTTATTTAGTGTGGGTGCTTTTGTGTTAAGCGATGCTGACTTTTATATAGACTTTGACCTCACCGACAGCGACGCACTAGGCGATCCCGCTACATCCTTAGACACGGTTGTTCAGTCTAGTTTCTTTACCTCCTCAGCCACCGCTCCAGCAAACAGGAACGGAATATTTACATCTGGAACTCCAGAAACGTGGGAGAACTACAACCTTGGCGATAACGTTTCTCCTCAAGATAATGGAGCCTCTGCGTTTAACCTTCTTATTTCTCAGTCTTTCAAGAGGAGAACCTTTAAAGCGGGAAGCACTCATAAGTTTGGTGTTGTTTACTTTGATGAATTTGGAAGATGCGGTAACGTAAACGAGATAGGAGATACTTATGTGTTGCCGTTTGGGGACCCAGGCAGGTTGAGTAAGAACGGACCCTGTACAATTAGCGTTACTATTACCTCCGATCCTCCTTCGTGGGCTGTGTCTTATCAGATAGTTTACTCTGACATGGGCAGCTGGGAAAAATTTGAGTCATTCGTTGTTGGTGGGGGAATATATAAGAAAACCGATAGAGGTGATGCCATTGGTGGAGGCACTGGTACCGCCGAGACGCCTCGTTACAAATCTCAAACTGACGCCATTTATGTCAGCATTAACACCCTATCTAGATATCAATTTGAAAAAGGAGCCATAAAGGACTACGTGTACACTCCAGGAGACAAGCTAAGGATTATAAGCTATAAAGACACGACAACCAACGCCCCAACGTTTTACACATCCTCCGATGCGGATATACATGATGTAGCTGGAATCGAAGTATTCACGTCTAATATAAACCCTGAGTATACTGATACTTTTGTTCAAACGAACAGGGTTGGAAAGTTCCTGAAGGTTATTCCCCCAGGAGGTCAGGCGGTAACAAACTTCGATCCAGGCGGAACAAACTTCTGGGATAACGAGTGCCTGGTGGAGATACTAACCCCAAGAAAAGACCCACCTACCGAAATATTTTACGAAATAGGAGCATCTATTCTACTAGAAAGCCCTAGGGATGGCGCGAACAGACATGGAGATGCCGTAAGCCTTACTGAAGGAAGCGTTTACTACGGGACTAGATCGGTAATAACACCTAATGTCTACGACGACGGTGACGGAAACCCTATGACCTCTTTCTCTGATACCAACATAGAGGACTTTGATTACGACACAAGGGAGATGGAGTCTATGGACGCCTCTGATTTTGTTGCCTCTAGGTGCTGGAGCAAAGGAAGAGCTCATGTAAAATATGATCAGGCAAAAACTAAAACCCTAGAAAACAGAATTGTATATAGCGAAGAACAGGTTGACCCGCTTGGGGACACCAAGTTCTCTAGCTTCAACCCAGGCTCAAATTCGTTTAAGGATCTTCCAGCTAATTACGGAAGCATAAACTATATAAATGAGTACAATCAAGGTCTTGTGGCTATACAAGAGAATAAGCTATCTTACATTCCTGTAAAGAGAAACATTATCGAGTACGCTGATGGCTCTTCTGCAATCACGGCAAACGCGAGCGTGCTAGGAACGCACAAGGAAGCGAACGGAGACTTTGGCATAGGATCGGACCAATCGTCTGCTCTAGTTAGAGACGGAATGGTATTCTTTGTAGATAAGTCTAGACAGAAGTCTATCATGGCGAGCGGGGCAAATATGATTTCTATTTCAGACATAGAGATGAGTTCGTTCCTTGAGACTGAGATAAACAACATGGAGGCCGCTACTGGATCTGGAGGTAGAATTATAAGTGGGTATAACCCAGACGAAAACTTGTATTTACTAACTATAGAACCTAAGGTTAGCGGGCCAAGCACAACTTACGCTGGCATTACTATAGGTTATTCTATATCAGATAAGAGGTGGATTAGCAGGTATGACTTTAAGCCGTCAAACTACTGCTTTATAGATAATAAGCTTTTATCTGGTTTTTGGTATCAGAACGCTGACGACACGCAGTCTTACCTGTTCAATAACCACAAGTCAACCACAATGAACACCTTCTACGGAACAGCTTACCCGTCTTCCGTTAAGGTTATCTCAAAGATCTCTCCATCTAGAGTAAAGGTATTTAACGCCATATCATATGAGGGCGAATCCAGTGAATGGGAAATGTCTACTGGAGCAACAACAAATCTAAACCAAACATCTGGAGTCATTCATGATGCTGCCGATATTGTAAACACTCCAAAATTCGTAGAAAAAGAGGGTGGGTATTACGCCGCTATGTCTAAGTCATCGGCTCTAAAGTATTACTATATAGGCACTATTTCGGATGGTGGTGTAACCCCTGGAAGCAACAATATTAATCTCTCTGATATTTCTAGGCTTGACAGATTGAATTTCTTTACATCTGAAGTTTCTCTTTTTACCTCTTCTGATGGTCAGACATTTACGCAGGATGACCTTGGTGCTAGTGTCCTTATTTCTTTTAATCTGTCTACCAAAAGCATAACGATAACACCCAATCCGAATACGAATATCGCCAACGGAAAAAAACTGTATGCTGGGGTGGAAACTAACGGAGACGCCCTGAGGGGGAACTTTGCTAAAATCACTCTAACTAACAGCTCAACTACTAAGCACGAGCTATACTGCATTAACACTCACATCACTGATTCTAAGCTTCATCACCCCTTAGGTCAACAATAATTATATTTGGACATGGCTGAACTAAAAGATTTACTTAAATACATCCCTGAAGCTGTAGGATACTTCCAGGGACGACGTGCAATAAAGGACGAAGTAGCTCGACTGAGAGAGCAAGATCCTGTGCGTCAAGAACGTATCCAGATGGACCCAGGCTTACAGCAGGCGTTCCGAGAAGGAAACACTCGCGGGGACGTTGACCAGCAACTGAGTATCGATCGTTCAGTGCAGGAGGCGATTAGAAGAAACCCAAGAAACATCGCAAAGGCTATTGAGGCTGGTCAGGCGGCCAGTTCCAAGACGAGAGCAGCTGACAACCTCAGAAGAATCAGAAACCTGCAAACCGCTGGTACGCTGGGACAGAGGCTGAATCAGCTTAACGCTACTATTGATCTTGGTAACGAGATGCGGGAGAGACAGCAAGAGGATAGAATTGCAAATGCTGAGTTCCAGAAGAGAAGACTGAATATGAGAGGTCTTAGCACCCTCGGCGACCTTATTGGTGATGCCGCTAGTCTTAACTCTCTTAGCGATAACCCAAATCAAAACCTAAATCAACTCGAAACAAGAACAGCTCAGGAAATCGACCAACCAGAAGGGGTAGAGCTGCCACCTATTGAAGAAAGAGAGCTTATTAGGTCCCCTCAGCCCGTGGGCACCTTTGAGGAAATTTTAGCTGCGGCCAAGCGGGAAGATGAATTAAACAGACTTAATCAAGACCCCACCTCTGGGCTGGACCCTGAATCTTTAGGTCTTGAGCAATATACTCAGCCGTCTCGGATGAGTCCGATTCCAGGCGAAGGTTACGTAGAAGGTGGCGCTGTGGTCACCCCAGACGGGTACGATCATGACGGCGTGGACATCAACATGACCGATGCTGAAAGCGGTAGGTTCTTGGGTAGTGTAGAAAGCGCTGAGATGATCGTCAACGCAGACGACACGAACGAGGGTCTGAGACTAGCCAAAAAAAACCCCGACAATCCGTTGTCCAAATGGTATCTTAACCTCACGAAAAGATTCCAAAAAGAAGCTAAGGAAAGAGAGGCTCAAAACAAACGATAATGTCGCAGACAAAAAAACAACAGAGTAATCAGTCCTTCTATCCTGGGATAGATATTGCGGGCCAGGCAGTCAATGACTTTATTGGCTTGCAGAATCAGCGTATCCTCAAGGACCAGGCCCTGCTAAAAGCGGAGTCTGACCTTGCTGTGGCTCAGCAGAAAGCTGAGGGGGACCTCCAGAAGGAGATGCTGAAGCAGCAAACTAAAGCGATCGAGGCGGAGCAGAAGGCGCAAGAGGAGGCCAGGAAGGAGATGGAAAAGCTTAGGTCTGATTTGCCCATTCAGGCTGGAGGCTTATTCAATTCTCATGCTCAAGCTTTGTTGCAGGTTGGTGGCATGATGTCTGAAGATCTCCCAGGAATGATCGAGAACCTTGGTGTAGATGGTGCAGCCGCAAAAGCAGCGGAGTTTAAGGGGTATCATGATGCGTTTGAAAAGATGCACACGAAATACATGACTCTAGGCAACAACATGGCTTCAAAAACAGGCACGGAGCTCGACGGTGAAGCGGGTATGGTTGAGGGGTATGACGACATTGCTTTCAATGAGTCTACTCGTGTAGCAAACCTTGCGGATAGGTTTTTAGCCACTAGAGATGAGAACTACAACTACTTCGTTGAAGACAGAGGCTACAAGGACGCCAATGGAAACAAAGTGCAGGGTTTAGGCGTTTTACCAATGGCTGATTGGGTTAGAGCGGTTCAAGATCAGGACATACCAGGACTGTTTAAATCGCAACCCAAATTAATTTATGACAAAACGTTAGACGAAGCGTTTAATTCTATTACAACAAACGACAAAGGTGACGTTAGAATGCCAAGCGGATTCAAAACAGATGAAGCCCTTGACATCTTCTTGGACTTTAACTTAAACCAGAAGACGGCCACCGAGAAAAACAAGCCATTGTTTAATACGGCTATTTCTCAGCATGCCATCAACGAAGGAATCACTTTCAAACAGGTCATGGATGACCCCCAGGAGCGCACCGAAGCTTTACAGAATTTTAGAGAAAGCTTTAAGCAGAAAGCAAAGGACTTTAGAAAGGCACAGCCGTCTACAGGAAGCAGCTCTACCAAATCTGGAGAGACTGGTAAAGAAATCCTTGAGGATCAAGGATTTGGGACAGTAACTGCCGATCGGGCTCAGAAAGTCGCTGAATTGTTTGCGGGAGATGTCGGCGGACCTGTAAGCCCTGAGTCCATGGGTATCACTAACGTGGCGACAACAGGGGCGGTGTCTGTTAGCCTTGGCGATGAGTTTGCGACCAGTATAGGAGCCGAATATGATGACTTTAAGGTAGAGGAAGCGGCTTTTGATGCCGATGGGAATATCTATGTGGCTTTATCAGGAAGCTACGGATACAACCCGTATGAGGGTATGGACTCTGTAGAAGGCGCGGGGATAAACGCTATAGAGTACGAAAATAAAACAAAGGACTTCATCATCGATAAGTTTGGGTCTGGGTACGTTACAATACTGCAAGGGCTGGGAGATAAGCTGTTAACCGAAACCGAGAGCGATAAAGTCAAAGACTTTTATGAGGGGTTAGATACTCCGTCTCAGGCTAACTTCTATGCGGGGCTCATGGTGCTTGCAAAAGAAACAAACCCCACCTTCGAACAGAAGGTAAAAGAATCTTTCAACACCAACGTCCGAGGTATTACGTATGACGAGCTTATTAGCGCTCTTCAATAATTTCGTAAATTAGCGGTATGAATTCTGAGCCAACTCCACAACAGCCTACTCTCGACGAACTCATTGAACAAGGCAAGGATGATTTGTTTCTCGCTGCAAGCGGATTTAGCGGGGCAGAAATAGAAGAGGCAACTAAAAAAAAAAGTACCGACGACCTGCTGAGCGGAAGTTCTACGGGATTGTCATCGGTAGATTCTCCCTCGGAATTACAATCTCCAAAGCCAGACGCTGACCTTGTAGACTGGGCATCGGGTCAGACAATCCTGATGAACAGTGTTACGGAGAATACGTTTGACGTAAACACTGGGGAGGTTACGGGTGAGGTGGTAACTACCGCAGCTCCTGGCTCTGCTTTTGTGCAGCCATCTATCACTGAGACGACATCAGACATAGAGAAGGAGACAGACGTACAAAGACAGCAACTAGGCGAGGATGCTGATTTTTACGGAGCTCCAAAAAAGGGCAAGAAGAGAGTTGTTGCTTTCGGTAGGGGCGAGGACACTTACGAGAGATATAGGGCTTTATCAGAAGGCCCAGCAGCAAAGGCCCTTGAGTACAGGGAAACAGCTAGAGCTTTGGCTAAAAAAACCCTCGCCGAGCAAGCAACCTCCATGGGGAGCCCAGAAGAACAAGCTGCTCAAAAAAGCCTTTTGGAGACCCTGAAAGAAGCTCATGAGATAGACCCTAATTCTACTCAGTTTAATGTAGATGCGATCACGAATGAGCGGCTTCAGATTCAGGCAAACAACAATGAAGGTTATACCGCGCTAAGAGAAAGAACTTCAAAGGAGCTCGAAGAGGTTACCGAGAGACTGAAGGCTAATCAATATAGCTCAGACACTCCTATACCTGGAGCCCCATCATATGCTCAAGATCTGAAAAGCTCAAGAGAAAAAAGGCTTGAAGATGAAAGCAGAAGGGCTGAATTGCTTGCTGTCATAGCTGACGACCATACTATGGCTCTTGAAAGGGAGAGAAGAACAATTCTTCAGGAAGCGTATCAGTTAGCAAACCCAGCTCCACAGAGAAAAGAAGGAGAGGGCTTCGGAGAGTTCAAAGAAAGGGAGATGGATTGGCAAACAAGAGTCCGTCAAGTGGAGCACATGTTGCTTAAAGGCGGGCTTTCTGTTGATATCGATGATGACGGCTACCTTTCTGAGCCTAGTTCTGGAATCGAAGATCGAATTATCGATGTAGCTCTCATGGTAAATCAAATAGTTGATATGTCTGCCTACGGTGTAGGAACGGCATTCTCTATGCTCCCAGGAGCGGAAGAAAGCATGATGGACCATGTTCGTCAGTCGAGAGAGTTGCAGAAAAGACTGAGATCCAAGAAAAGCACTAAGGCTATTTCTTTTGCAGAAGAAGCAAGATTCGGAGCCGCAGAGTGGAAAGACTCCATGGTTTTTCTTGATGATGTTATAGGCAACTCTATCGTTTCTCTCCCCCACACAGCAGTAGCTATTGGGGTTGGTGCAGTCACTAAAATCCCCTATGCATCAGCGGCAGCAGTTAGCTACCTAGCTGGAGTGCAGCAATACTGGGAGAGCAAGGTAGATCCCTCATTTGACACCTTTACTGTCAATGGAGCCTCGGTCGGGCCTATTACCATGGGTAAAATCAATGAATACTACGCAACGAAAGGGAATACAATTAAGACAGACGAAGAGGGTGACTACATTTTAATTAGCGGCCAGAGAATTGACGTAGAGCAAAACAACACCATGCGTTGGGGGTATTCGACCGCCATCGGTTTTGCTGAGGGTATCCCAGAGGCTGTTGGTGCCAAACTCCTTACTAGTGCGATAAAGCAAGCTGGGATTGGAGGCAGTAGTTACGCTCTTGAGAACATGTTCAAAGGCGCTTTCAAAGCCTACGGCAAGGGTTTTGCCGCTGAAGCCCCCCAGGAAGCAGTAACAGAATATCTCACAATCCTAGCTGACGCATCAATCAAAGGTGAATACATCGATCCCGTAGAGGCTTTTGCTAGGATATCAGAGTCTTTCGTTACTGGGGGTTTCAGTGGTGGAGGAATATCTTCTGTAGTTACAACTACACAAAGAATCAACCAGACCATCAATGCTGCTGACAGCAACATTAAAGGATTTTGGAATAGGTTAGAGAGCGGACACAAAAAACTGCAAGCACAACAGCCTTATCAAGCTGTCCTTAACAACGTGACAAGCAGACTGCAAGAAGTTAGACTTCCAGGAATGGAAGAGGCCAACAAGGCCGCTGATCAACTCAGAGAGGCCCAGAAGTCTGGAAACGCTACGGAAATAGAACTTGCAGAGCTGAACCTAAGAGAGAAGCTGGACGAGGTAGAAGTTCAAGATGAACAGTTGAAGGAAATGGTTTCTGAGCTCTCACAGAGCGACCCCGCATTGGCAGCAACGATCGTTGATCTTGCTGAGCAAGCACAGGCAACAGAGGACGTCCTGAAGAGAGATAAAAAGGTGATTGACGAAACTCCTACCGCCCGTCCAGCGGCCTCTCAAGCTGCAAAGACCGCTCGCGAGAACCTTAACAAGGCTATAGAAGAGGGGCAGAAGAGACTTGAAGGGAGAGAGAAGCAGGACCCCACGTTTGTACAAGAATCACAAACAGAAGGCTTGACTGAAGGGCTATCTAAGTCTTTGCTTGAGATGGAGCAGGACTTCAAGCCAACGGCTCAAGAGATGTCAGACGTCTTTGGAAAGCCTATTGAGGAGGTCCAGAAGTACTTGGAACAGGTTTCAGCAAGCACGGCATACGCTGCTATGTCTGTTGGGCAGATGGTGCAGGTTTATGAGAGCGATGAAGCATACCTGGCTGCTGTTCCAGACAAGGCCCTTGCAGAGCGACTGCAAACATCTGCTCAGTACGACCCAAAGACAGGCACTATTCACCTTTCTCCCAAGGCAACGGCATTTGATGTTATCGAAGAAAGCATCCACAACGACGTTCGAGCAAAAGGCATTGAGGCCGAGGACTTGAAGCAGATGGCCGAGGAGTTGCTCAACTCTGATAACGAAGAGGTCAAGCGGGTGGCTGAGGCAAGAAGCCAGAGATACAGCGATAGCAGAGACCAAAACGAAGAGATCGTAGTTGGTGTACTCAGGGAAGTCAAAGGCCCTAAGTTTCAGAACCAACAGCTTAGAGAGTTAGCTGCCGAAACGACACAGAAATACGGAACGCAGAGAGTCCAAGCCTCTATGGACGAAGCCATGACGAGTGAGGCTGTTAAGTATGACAGATACGCTCAGATATACAGCGACTACGCCAAGGCTGGCCTCAGCGACTTAGATAGAAGGTTTGGTAAGGATGTTGTCGATCAGGTGCTAGAGGAGCGAGAGAGGTTCATCATTGATAAGCTCGGAGACACAGAGGCGACACCTCGAACCGCTGATGAGCTTCGTCAAGACGTTGGCTACAACGATGTGCTCGATATTCTTGATGATATCGAGATTGACGGCGACAGAACCACCATGAACAAAGGCTATGAAAAGTCTGCCAGGTTTGGTGTTTCGAATACAACCACGAGAGAGGTTTACGATGCCATGGTGAAGTACAAAGGACTCATTGGCGAGGACGGGATTCTACTGAAAGATGTCCCAGTGCTTGTCATGAGCATTGATGAAGTAGGAAACACTACATGGGGTACTAAGATCTACGAGTCAGGCATGGATATGGAAAAAGCCTCTTCTGAGCAGAGGGTCAAATTCATAGCCGCTAGTAGCGACCAGGCTACAGCCACTAGGTTTATGAAAAGTCTTACAGAGCTTTTGCCAGAAAACTCAAACACAGTCCTTATTCTCTACAAGAATATGGGTGTTGATGCAGCTCAAAGTAATGTCTCTTTCTTTAAAGGGGCCATGGAAGCGATAAAGCAAAAGCTTGCAGATGGAGAGATATCTTATCAGGAAGCAAAAAAAGCCATAATTGACGCCCATGAATCGTCTATCTCTCTTCAGAAAGTAGGCAGAGGAAAGGAGGCTACTTACGAATCTAAGAAGGATCAGCCCTTATGGTATGTAAACTATTACGTAAACACAAAGAAGGGTCGGAAAATCGTCCAGTCAGAAGGATTTAACAGCAAGAGAGAGGCAGAAAGTTGGCGAGCGCAAAACGTAAAGCCAGAATTTAGACTGCCAGCTGGAGGTTTGTTCAAGCACAAGCAAACAACTGTTCTGAGAGTCAGTAAAGCGTTCGAAGAAATAGTTAATGATCTGAGGGCTGCAACAAAGGACGACATCAAGGTTCTAGTTGATGAATACATCGGAAACATGCTTAACAGGAAGTTCTCCAATACTCAGCTTCCGATGTTTTTCTCTATGAGCATCAATCAAAGAAACAAGTTTTTGAACGCCCCTGCCTTTAAGAAAATATTATCGCAAGCAGACCGACAGAGTATATCTGATCGCATTGTTAGCCCGTTTGTAAAGCCAGGCACCTTCGGCATGATCAACGGATTTACGATAGCTGAAATAGATAGAACTGGTTTTAACAGAGCTGACAAGAAAGGGGGCCTTAAATCAAGCCCAAGGGAAGTGTTAGCCCCAGAAGGCTTCGACATTGTTACTCAGTATAAATTCGGTATTCCAGTCAGCAGGTCTGAGTTTCATGAGCTAAGCGAAGCTGTGGACCCTATTGAATTTAAGTTCTCTTCAGAGGCTCTAGAAAACTCAAGAAAAAGAGGCAAGTTCGCAAACGAAGTAGTGGACTCTTTCTCGGTGGAAGAAGCAAAGCTCGACAGGGAAGAAGCTGCTTCTCAGGATTTTGAGCCACAAATCATCATGAAGGTGAAAGATAGTCAAGAAGTGACTCAGCTTACATCGTCCCGCTTCATGGGTATGCCTGATAAGCCATTCACTATGAACTACACAGAGGAGGTAGTGAACAGTAAGGGAACGTGGTCAAATCAGGTTCATAGACAGAAGAAGTTTCAGGACGGATGGCACTTTTGGAACTGGTGGGTGTTGCAGACGGGCAACGGAAAAGTAGACAAGCTTGGTGCTTGGGGATATACTGATGAAAATGGAGCTTACAGGATCTTGGGCAAGATTCCTAAGAAGAAAGACAGATCTACAGGAGAGGTCCTAGATCTTGAGCCGTTGTTCAGAAGCAATCAACAGCGTCAAATCGACAGGAATGTAAGAGATGCTGAAATTGCAGCTCAGAGAGAAGAACAAAGAGAGTCGGATTTCTTGGCTGCTGAGCAGGAGCTCAAAGAAAAGCTGGACGAAGAGGGGTCTGATTACAGCTATTCTGTCTTGGCTAATGGCTACGGAACTTCTGAATTAAGCGCTCCAGGATCGATGGGAGGATTCAACAACAGGAGTGCTGAAGTAGTCCGCAAGGTGGACGCCTTCTACGAGGTAACCAAGAAGATCAAGAATCTCCAGCCTGGAGAAAAGACAGCGTGGATGCCGTCTGACTACTCTGATGCCAGCCAAGTCATGGAAGGTATGGAGTTGGTTACACTTGCAGGTAGAGGCGTAAACTTCGGGGCTGACTTCTCTTTAGGCAAGTTGATAAACTTCAGAAGAGAGCGGCAGTTTTTAGAGCGTGAAGAGCCAAACCTCGTCTACTCAATAGAGAATATCGATGGTAAATATGTGGCGAGACTGAGCATTGCTGTGTCGGCTGAAAACATGGACTTGATTGAGGAGTTCAGAAAACGCCCGAAGCCAAAAACCAGACAGGAGTTCTTAGATGCATTTGAGGTGTTCCGAGAGGGCGAGATAATTGATGATAGTGATGCAAGATCTGCAAGGTTTATGCCGCCTAGATATTATCAACTCAAAGAAGAAAGAGGTGCATATCAAGGTACTATCGACTTCTTGAATACCTGGTTGGTCAACAAGTACGCTGATGTAATCGGCCTGGAAAAACAGGTCGAAAAAGAGCGCGGAAAGAAACTCCCTGAAAGCCAACGATTCAGCGAAGTAGAACAGCTTATGTATGGTCGGGCTCGACAGGCCATGGACAATCTGGAGGTTGTTATGCAGGACGCTAGAGCTAAGATGAAGGAGTTCGGTCTGACACATAGCGAGGTAAGCGAGTTCATGTATGCGCTTCACGCCCGCGAGCGTAACGCGAAGATCCTGAAGACCCGTCCTGATCTGCCAAATGGTTCGGGTATGACCGACGAGAGAGCTGATGAAATCCTCGTCAACAGCGACAACCCCCAGATGCGAGAGGTAGTTAAGATGTTCTCTGACTTGGTTCAGGACACCCGTAACACGATGGTAGAGATGGGTCTTGAAACGCAACAGAGAATCGACTCCTGGAACGAACTCTACGAGAACTACGTACCGCTTCAAGGCTTTGCCGAGGATGAGCTGGACTTGAATTCTAATAGCTACCCTACAGGAGGGGCTGGAATGAGCGTATACGGCTCTAAAACGAAAGCAGCGATCGGTCGTGAGTCTGAAGCTGCCAATGTGCTGGCAAATATCGTAATGCAGAATGCGGTCACTCACCAGTGGGCAGAGAAGAACAGAACGCTTCAGGCTATGTATCAGCTGGTTAAGAAAAACCCGCAAGAGTCTGAAGGCGTGATGTCGATTGTGAATCAGTCGAAGCCGCTCACTAAGCTTGACGAGAACGGAAAGCAGGTGGCGATGACCATTGCTGAGATGGAGACAAGCCCCAACACTGTGGCTGTACGAATCGATGGTAAGCAGGAGTTCATATACTTCAATGACCCTTACTACGCCTCCGTTCTGAGCGGCATGACCATGGAGAACAGCAACACCTTCATCAAGATGCTGAGAGGTCCTGTTGGTTGGCTAAGAGGTGTATTCACGCAGTGGGATCCGAACTTCTTCGTGTCTAACTTCGCTCGTGATATGGGTGGCTCTATCTATAACGCTGCCTCCGACCTTGAAAACGGCGAGCTTGGAAACATCGACACCAAGGGGTTCCAGAAGGAGATGATGGGGAACTCGTTTAAGTTCTTGAAAGCTCTCCTGAGAACGAACGCTATAGGTAAGCCACTCGACGCACAGACGGAGGCGTGGATTGCAGAATGGAAAGAGGGTGGCGGTCAGACAGGATGGAACTACATCGATAATCTCAAGGAGATTGAAGAAAAGCTGATGGTCTTGTCAGATGACATAACCAAAACCCAGGCCCTGAAGGAATCGATCTTTGGTACACCTCAGAAGTTTTTTGGATGGGTAGAGGGTGTGAACGAAGCATTTGAGAACAGCATACGATTGTCAGCGTACGTCACGGCAAGAAACCGAGGTGCATCTAGACAGCAATCGGCTGTGTTCTCGAAGAACATCACGGTGAACTTTAACCGATCAGGAGAAGCTGGTCCAGTTCTGAACTCTGTGTATCTTTTCTTCAACGCAGCTATTCAGGGTAACCTAAGGGTGTATAACTCCGTAGCAAAGCCGAAGCCTATTAAGAGACCTGACGGAACTTCTAGAAAGTTTTACGAAAGAGCTACAAACGCTCAAAAGATTGGGGCAGGCATGGCTGGATTCTCTGGTATGCTGACATTACTGAATATTGCTCTCAGCGGGAAAGACCCAGAAGACGATGAGTTGTGGTACAACAAGATATCTGAATACGACAAGTCTAGAAACATGATCATCTGTTATGGTCAGGATAGAGACGACTTCTTCAAGATTCCTTTGCCTTACGGGTATGGGCTATTTAACAACATGGGTATGGCCCTGGCAGAGACCAGCACTGGAAACAGAAGCATCAACTCAGCAATTAATCTGTTGGGTACTACAGCATTTACTTCGTTTTCCCCAATCTCGTTTGGAGGCATCGACGAAAACCCAGGAGCGTTTGTTCTGAGATCGTTTGCACCTACGGTAGTCAAGCCATTTGTGGAGATGGCCGAAAACAAAACATACTTCGGGGCTCCAGTAACTGGCGAGCAGCTGCCGTTCGGAACACCAGTGCCGCAGTCTCAACTCTCGTTTAGATCTCCCCTCAAGATGCAGGAGTACTTCGAGTTCATGAACCAAGCTACAGGGGGTAGCCAATTCAAGTCAGGGTGGGCAGACTTCAACCCAGACTACGGATGGTATCTGTTTGAATACATGGTGGGCGGTTCGGGTCAATTCATAATGCAAAGTGGGGAACAAGCCAGAAACCTCTATGAGATGTCCAGAAGGTCTGCCGAGAAGGTAAAAGAGGCTACGACTATTGACGAGGTTGTAAAGAGCTTGGGATACGGATTCGGAGAAGAAGGCGAAGTAAAGATTAGGTACAACGAGGTGCCGATTGTAAAAAAGCTTTACGGTGAAGCCTCCCCTTTCTACGATGTCGAAAGATTCAAAGAGAATCAAGAGGTGGTGAAACAGCTTTATAGGGAAATCAGAGAAAAGAAAATTGTCGCTGAGCCTGGAAGGTACAACGGTATCCAAGGGTTGTACGAGGACCTTAAGAAGAGGGACAAGCTATTGAAGTCGGTCAGAGAAAACATCAGAAAAGCAAGAGACATAGACAATTATATCGATCGCCAAAACAGGATATTTGAGCTGTACGAAACACAGCGAAGGGTTATGGCGGAATGGAACTACAAATACGATACTATACGTGGAAAAGATTAAAGACACTAAGCTGGGGAGGTGGTTAAAGAGTAAAGCCCCTAACGTATTGGATACGGTCGGAGATCTGCTGCCAGATCAGGGAGGGCTTGGCATTGTGAAGAACATGCTCAAGAAAGAGCCAGACATTGATCCAGCAGAAGCGAAAGCTAAGATCGATGCTGAGGTTCAGTTCCAGAAGAACGTAACGGAGCGATGGAAATCCGATATGAGTAGCGACGTGAAACTGGCAAAGATTATTAGACCCGTTATGCTAATCGTTTTAATAACTGTTTTTGTGGTAACAATGTTCCTGGATTCCCTTGATAATCAGCCATTTAACGTCAAAGATAGTTACTTATCTTTGTTAGAAATATTGATGCTCACTGTGTTCGGGGCATACTTCGCTGGACGCACTGTAGAAAAGACCAGGAAACAATGATTGATAGCTTAAGCCACTTCGAATTTATAATGCTGGCTATTACGCTAATAGGCGGGTGGGTTAAGTTTCACGCTGATTATAATAAGCTTTCTGCTAGGGTGGACGCATTAGAAAACGACAACAACGAGTTCAAAGAGGATGTTAAGCAGCTGCTTAAGGACATTCAAGAAATTAAATTGCTGCTGGCTAAGAACCAGATGCAATGAAAAAACATAAACTATGGGCTGTAATAACTGCATTATTATTTCCGTATTTAGCGGTTGCTCAGTATGTAACTGATAGCTGCGCTGTATTTGAAGTACCCTCCCCATCCGTAAAGATGATGGGGTACAATCCAGACCCTCCATCATGGAAGAACGTTAACTACGTAGTACATGTACACCACACGGACAGCTTTCCTTACGAATACAGCTACCTTGATCAGTCCATCATATGGGACGCTCACGAACATCTCAATGAAGAGTTCGAAGAGGCTATGTTTAGCTTCGACCTTCTTGCCATAGAATACCACAACTTGGATGAGGTAGAGGGAATGCAAGAAACCCTTGAGCTGTACAATACTTGCGTCCCCTACAGTTACTACGGCTGGGAAACCACAGAGCAATACCTAGAGTCTATCGTTTGGAACAGGGAGCTGTACATGAACGTGCATGTATTCCCTCAGTTCTGCGCTGGAATACTGGGCTTTGCTTGGACTGCTCAAGCTACTACTCCGCTTGATGGGGCTTGGGTTAGAACTAATGTCTTCGGGCGAGCGGGTGATCACCTGTGGGGAGATAGAGACGGAAACAAAACTTTGATCCACGAGGTGGGACATTACCTCAGCCTGCATCACGTCTTCCGTAGTGTTGATTATTGCGGGGAAGACCTTGGTCCGTGCGAAGAAACAGGTGACTACGTATGCGACACCCCTCCTACTAAGTTGAACTGGAGTTGTGAGAACCCCATATGCCCTACAGGAGCGTACAACTACGAGCCCAATAACCACATGGATTACTACGTTGATTCATGCAGGACTAACTTCACCGACGGGCAGATCGAACGCATGCATGCTATGATTTCAATCACTCGTCCAGGGATCGTGAATAACGACGCCAATGTGTGTGTGGGGGATATTAGCGGAGACTACGTAGTGGGTCAGAATGACCTACTGTTGATGCTGGCTAACTTCGGAGACGTAAACTGGACTCAGGGTGATATCAACGGGGATGGATTCTTTACCGTTCTTGACTTTCAAATAGTGCTAGCAAACTTTGGTACGGTGTGCTTCGGAGCAGAGCTCGATCCTTTCTATCGTGAAGAGCCCCTCAAAAGATTAATAATCCGAGAAGTATTTCCAGACGCGATAAGAGAGTAAGCTCTTTAGATCGCTAAGCTTTAAGCTGGTGATTACATCGGATCTGTCTTTCCTGGTGTACCTCCTCTTATAAGCTTTGGACTTATTATCTACAATCCCTTCTGGCACGTTAAGTTCGCAATAATCTCTAAGCTCTTTAGTGTTTACTATGCTAAATCCACCTTCCTCTGGAAGGTCGAAAGCTATGATATTTGAGCCACCATACATCCATCCTGGATTACCCTGTACATTTTTGAACTCACACCAGATCTCATCTGGCAGGTTGTTTCCTTTCACGTCTACCCCCCACTGTTTGGATCCGCCATGCGCAATCCAATAATCTACATGCAGGTGCATGTCGTCTTTCCTTGTACCCTTGGTGACCTGGAACCCTAAATGCTCAGCCGCTCGTATAAAGCGGACCTCAGCTACTCTCCCCGTCGCCGAAGAGTATCTCCGCCTGTTCTGACTGATCATAATTGGCTTCGAAATGTTGGTATGAAGCTTCTCTAATTAAGTCAAGCTCCTGATTGATAACGACTCGAACGGCGCTTAGCATATTAGCTACAACGCCAGGGTTAATTCGAGGGTCCCCATCTCTCAGATGAAGATCCTCATAGAGCTCCGTAACGCATTCATGCAGCCTTTGTGTCGCCACGCTGAAGCTTGCGCTTAGTTGCTCCTCTGTTAGATCTTTTTTTACCATATCCTAGTTCTTTAAGTTTAGCTATAGCTTGCTCTACCTGCCGTTTGTTTTTGCAGATAAAGAGAGCTGGGACTGGTTCTCCTGAGTCTATCAAGTGGCGTAGGAACAGCTTCCATCGCATCGGGAAGTCATGATGCGAAGGAGTGTATCCTTTGGTTTCGATTATCCATTCTCCGTTTGGTCCTACGAAGTCTGGAGTGTATTTAATTGGAAGGATCGTCGAATCTGTTCGGTCCGACAGGTCTTTCTTCTTGGCAGTCATCTTCCAGTATGTACCAGGGTACTTGAATTTATCTACGAGCATGTACTCATGTGTCTCGTAGGTAAAACTTATCCCTGATTCAGCTAGAAGATCAGCGCAAGACTTCTCTAATCCGCTCTTGTATTTACCTAAAGAACGTTTCTTAGCTGACTTACGCTTTGGTGTCCCGTTTGCTTTTCGCTTCACTTACGGGAAGTTACAGCTTAATTTTTTAAAAAAGAACTGTTAACGGGAAACTCGAAGTAATCTTGCTTACTTGGCTGCAAATCAACAGATTCAAACAACTCTTTTTGACTTCTCCACATTCTGAAAGCTGTTCGAGAAGTATTCATTTCGAAGCGAATTGGCTCGCCTAGTGGTGTAGGTTCACCTCCTGTCTCCACGTCTCGCACCTTTCGTACGTGAAACTCTGTTACTCTTTTCTCTGCGTGGTCAGGGTGCTGTACTTTACGATGTATCGTAATGAAGCAATCGGATCGATTGACAAACTTTCCGCCACCCTCTGTGTCCTCTGCGTAAGGCGCGACAGGTAGTCCGTCGTCACCCTTACGCCTCTGAGCCTCAGTAACAGCATGCATATTCAGCCACACAGCTACGTCATTTGCTGTAGAGAATGTAAGGAACTCTGATGCAGCTTCGTAGTGGTAGTCGTGTACACCTATGGAGCTGTTACCCATATCGATTTTAAGGCTGTTGTAGGGGTCTACAAAGACAGCATCGACTTCTTGTTGCTTCATTATCTTTTCTAAGAATACAATGATGTCTGCGTAGCTGTATACTTGCTTGTTACTGATCACGGTGAAGTGCTCACCTACCCACTCGTATGCCTTCTTACGCTCCATGTGATTCATAGAGGATATAGGCTTGTCTAAAGCAAACTGTATCAGGGACATCTT